TACCAGAAGATTATGTTGCAGACATACAAGCATATGCTGACGCAACCAAACACTTTAACAATGTATTTATTGAACAGTTTTGTGTGCTAGACAAGTACAAAATTGCTGGCACACCTGACCGTGTAGTTGAATACAAGGGTGAGTTATTTATCTCTGACCTAAAGACTGGTAGCATTGCCTACCCAAACAAGATTGCTATGCAGTTAGCCGTGTATGCACACGGCCTGCCGTATGACCCTGCCACGGCAGCCCGTGGGTCTTGGGGTGGTGTCAACCAAGATAAGGGAATCATTGTCCATCTACCAGCAGGTAGTGGTAAGTGTGAACTGCATTTTGTTGACATCAAACAAGGTTGGAAGGGTATAGAATTAGCAATGAAAGTTCGTACCTTCCGAGATACAAAAAAATCCCTAGTAACACCTATTCAAGGAGAATAAATGCACAGCGAAGCACCCATCAGCATCAACTTACATACACCAAACAAAACACAGATTACTTTGCGTGCTAACAACGCAGACGAATTTACTGCGCTATCAGCAACTATCTTTGCTATCGTAGAAGCAGTCAATGAAGTAGAGACAGCAGTGCGTGGCAGTAATGTCAACGCTGCAGTACCACCTAACCCACAAGTAGCATCTATTGCTACATCATTTGGTGCAACAGATGTAGCACCATTTGTTCCAGCAGCGTATGCTCATGTAACTGATGGTCAGCGTCTATGCCCTCACGGTACAATGACACGCATCCATGGACTAACTGGTAAGTTCGGTCCATACAAGGGTCACTTCTGTCCTGCTAAGCAAGGCGACATGACCAAGTGCACCACTCAATACATCAAAGCCAACCAACCTGAATGGAATAGTTTCCAAGCCGACCAAACAAAGGCATAAATGAAAACACTACGCCGTAGTATTGGCAAGCCTGAGGTAGGTGGGGAGCCGTTAGCCCCACCATTTCAGGCGTTCCAAAGAGAAGGCATGATACTTAGACGAGCAGAGGTAACTGTAATTGCAGGTACACCTGGCGCAGGCAAGTCATCTATTGCATTACATATCGCAGCAAGACTAAAACAACCTACATTATATTTCTCTGCTGATACTAATGCACACACTATGGCTATGCGATTGCTTGCTATGAAAGCAAAAATAAGTCAAGCACACTCAGAACATATGCTCAAGACAGAGCCAGCCAAAGCAGAAGAACTCTTACGAGAGTTCTCTAATTTGTATTGGTCGTTTGAGCCTAGCCCTACCCTCAAAGATTTAGATGATGAGGTATCAGCATTTGAAACTATGTGGGGCAGAAGCCCAACACTTATTGTAGTAGATAACCTTATGGACATAGCAATAGATGGACATGAAGAGTTTGCTGGTATGCGACAAGTTATGAAAGAACTCAAGTATCTTGCAAGAGATACCAATGCATGCGTACTAGTACTACACCATACCAAAGAAGGTGCACTAGGTTATCCATGCCAACCACGCTCAGCATTACAGGGCATGGTATCCCAGATACCAGCAATGGTACTGACAGTAGGACAGATGATGCAGGGACAAGACATATACTTATGTGTAGCCCCTGTTAAGAATCGTTATGGGAAAGCAGACCATAGTGGTAGCACATATATATCGCTATCATTTGACCCAGCCTCTATGTATCTTGAAGATATAGTAAGAGACTATAGACAAGTGGAGATGACAACATAATGCCAGACTATACAATAGAAGTTACATACAAAGTACGCCACCTATTAAAAGTAGGAACAAATAGTCCTGAATCAGCAGAGTCATTTGCTGATGAACTCATACTAGAAAATATGAAATTAGGTGACCTGAAATATGACACACTTATTTCTGAATATACATCAACAGTAAAAGAAGAGACTAATGCCTAAATATAGAGTTACATATTCGCAGTATAAAGTAAAAGTTATTCGTGCTTCTTCATTAGCAATAGCAGAAGAACGCGCAAAGAAAGCAGAGACGGGACGCTGGGAACTAACAGAAGTTAGAGACGAACCTAACGAATGAGTAGCGCAGCCAAAGCAAAAGGCTCAGGGGCAGAGCGAGATGTAGTTAAATATCTCAAGCAATGGTTTCCCTATGTAGACAGACGCTTGGCTGGTGCTACGCTAGATAAAGGTGATATCTCTGGTATACCTGGAGTCACAATAGAAATAAAAAACCACGCCAAGATGGACTTGGCGGGGTGGACAGAAGAGTTAATAGTCGAGATGACTAATGACAAAGCATGGACAGGCGTAGTGTGGCACAAACGAAAGGGTAGGGGAAGCCCTGAAGATTGGTACTGCACTATGCCTGGCTATGTGTATGTAGATTTACTAAGGAGAGCACTTGGACAAACCACAGATTGAAGAGTATCTTAACTACATAGGCGCCACCGTGCCTCCTATGGGCAGCGGTTGGCGCAAGATGAAGTGTCCATTCCATACAGATTCACATGCAAGTGCAGCAGTAAATTATGACAAAGGTGCATTCATATGTCATGGTTGTGGAGTTAAAGGTGATGTATACTCGCTCATAATGTATAAAGAAGGAGGCGATTTTCGTGAGGCTATCGAGTTCGCAGCGTCAGTTCTTACTACTGGCGACACAGCAATACGCAGCAAGGCTAGAACTGGCAACAGAATATCTATCAAGCCGTCATCTGTCGGTAGAAGAGGCAAGCATCTTTCATCTGGGAGTGGTCGAAGACCCAATGCCAGGTCATGAACCATATAAAAACAGACTGGCTATCCCATACATCACGCCATCAGGCGTGGTAGATATTAGATTCAGGGCTTTACTTCCCGAACAAGAGCCTAAGTATCTAGGTTTAGTAGGTAGCAAGACAACTATGTTTAACACGCAAGCATTATTTGCAGCCAATAAATACATATGCGTAACCGAAGGTGAGTTTGATTGTATTATGATGTCAGTCAAAATGCCACATCCAACAGTAGGTATACCAGGTGCTAACAACTGGAAACCACACTATGTTAAACTATTAGATGACTTTGAAACGGTGATAGTATTAGCAGATGGAGATGCAGCAGGACTAGAGTTCGGTAAGAAGATAAGCAGAGAACTAGGCAATGTCAACATCATCAGTATGCCTGATGGTGAAGATGTAAACAGCATAATAATCAAGAAGGGGAGCAACTGGATACATGAGCGAATCGAACAATGTATTTCCACCACTAGATGATAGGTTCTGGGAACATCTCAAACACTTAGAGTTTTCTATTGGTATACCAATCTCAGAGACCAAGATGCTAAACATCTTGGGAGCACTAGAAGATATATATGTAGCACTGGCTAATGATGATATAGAAGATGCAACCATGTGCCTTACAGCATTAGGTGCACTGCTAGTAGCCTCTAAGTATGACAAAGCAGATGAAGTATGGGAAGAGTTGGTAGTTAAAGAAGCAATGCACAACTTTGATAAGCATTTGAAAGAGGTAATAGATGAAGAATCTTGAGGACGCTAAAGCAATTACAATTGAATTGCTTACAATCATGTATAAGAAACATCAAGATTATGGCCCTATGAATATAGCAAGTGCACCTGGTGGTGCTATGAATGGGTTACGAGTACGGATGTATGACAAATTAGCCAGACTTACCCACCTTGGGGATAACGACACGCCCAACTATGAATCTATAGAGGATACCCTGATTGACCTAGCAAACTATGCCATAATAGGTTTACTAGTCCAACGTGGACAATGGGAAGGCGTACCTAATGGCGCAGCGAAGCAGACGGATAGTAGTCCTAAGTGACTTACAGATTCCGTACCAAGACAACCGAATAGTAGACGCAACACTAGCCTTTATTAAGGATTATAAACCAGATGAACTCTGGTGTGTTGGAGACGAACTAGATGCACCCGAACCTAGTCGTTGGAACAAGGGTATGGCAGGTGAATATGCAGAAACATTACAAGACAGTATAGATTTAACGTACGAAACAATGGCTAGTTACCGTAAAGTATTAGGTAACAAGCCATTTGTCATTCAACGTAGCAATCATACTGACCGCATTGATACATACATACGCAAGTATGCACCAGCATTTCAATCACTTGACTCATTAAAGATTGAAACATTACTAGGCTATGAGAAGTTAGGCATTACATACCTTCATAAGATGAAGGAACTATTACCTGGTTGGGTAATGGCACATGGAGATGAAGGCGCACTTAACCGTGCACCTGGTGCTACTGCACTTAACTTAGCAAAACGACTAGGCAAATC